GATGCAAATGGTGATGTCAGGCAACAAGTAATATCATTTTACATTTTCATAAAAGAAGGCATTAACGGCGGTTTTGTAATGCGTTATTGGTCAGGAAATTTAGTTGCTAGATATTCAGAGGAAGTGACGTTTGACTACAGATTTCCTGTTAATAGAAACGAAAGTTATTTTGAAGTTAGAGTATTAAAAGCTGGTCCAGAAGAACCGCCAAACCCCATACCACCAAACACGAGCTATGTAACAGCTAACCTCAGATGGGTAAGCTATACGGAAATAACAAGCGATCGCATAGCTTACATCAACACCGCTTTGCTGAATCTCCAGTTTCCGGCAAAAACATTTTCATCTACTCCAGAAATATGGGCAATGTTACAGTGTATGATTTGCGAAGTCCCTAGCAACGCAACCGTGAACGCCACTGACAATGGAACAGATTATAGCGGTGGCTGGAATGGCACTTTTTACACTCCCAGCAGAGCCACAGCAGATCCAGCTTGGATAGTATGGAAATTGCTAACCGAACCAAGATTTAACCTAAATATTCCTACCCAATACATAGATAAATATGCACTATATCAATGCAGTGTGTATAATAATCAACTTGTTTCAAATGGTGGTGGTGGTTTAGAGCGAAGATTTTTGTTCAATACCGTACTAGGTTCAGGTGGGCAAGAAGTAGTCCTAGAAATGATTAGAGCTATTTGCTCTACCATGTATGCCAAACCTTACTGGAATGGTTCACAGATTAGCTTTTGGCAAGATAGGCCTACAACAGCATTGCCAAAAATCCTCACCAATTCCGATGTTGAAGAAGGTAAATTTGCCTATCAAACACCTGAATTAAACACAGTTACAACAGTCGCCAAAGTCTCTTATCAATCAACCATTGAAGACTGGGAACTAGTGCCAGAAATAGTAGAAGATATCCCAGCCATTCAACGCTATGGAGTGCAAGTAGAAGAGTATGCTTTATTGGGTGAAACTCGCAGAGGTGCTGCCATTAGGTCAGGAAGGAGAACTATTTTAGGGTCACAGCCTAACAATATCGTCCTTACCTGTAGAGTGAGGACAAGGGCAATGTTCTTTTCACCTGGCGATGTAATTCAAGTTGCTGATAGTGCTAAAAATAGAGTTAGAATTGGTGGTTTAGTTTCAGCAGCAACCACGACTAAAATAACAATTGATTCGCCAATAGCACTAACAGCAAGCGCAACTAAAAAGATTTTGTTAACATTACCTGATGAAACAGTTATAGAAAGAATAATCAGCAACGGTGCAGGAACATTTACAGAGATTAATTTAACTACACCTCTAACAACTTTACCTGCACCTGAATCACCCTGGCAAATAATAGATACTATCAACAAAACTCAACTTTATCGGATTACAGAAGTTAATCCAGTAGAAGATAATTTAAACTTCTTCGATATCACCGCAAAAACTTACAATGCCGACTACTATACTCAAATTGAATCGGGCATAAGAATCCCCGCAATTGTTCCCGTGGCGAGACTTCCGGTGATTGCGCCACCACCCGTAAATGTTTCATGTCAATTGTTGAAAATTACCTATGGCAACATCATCAGCTACACATTAATAGCATCATGGCAACGCCCAACCAAAATAGTAAATGGTGCTACTATAGAAGAGCCGTATACTGATAGATACAAAGTAGAAATAAAGAGAGGGCAAACATCTGAATGGTCTGCCGCACAAATTACTACAGAATTATCAACTAGGTGGGAAAACGTAGGTAATGGGTTCTTTTTTGTGCGAGTAGCCGCAATTACAACTAACAACAAAATAAGCACATATGTTGAGTCCGCGTCATCAGCACAAGCAACAGCCGATGCAAGCAACCAATATTTTACAGTTTTTACAGGAGAATTTTAAATGCCTCAACCATACATAGACGTAACAGGAGCAACTGCTTACAGAGAAGCAACTGGAGACGGGACATTTGCTAATCCTTATATTCCCAGATTTACCGCAGTTCAGCAAGGGACATGGAATATAGGCATAACAGGCACACCTACTTTCAACATAGGCACTGCACCCAGTCTCACCTTTACTAATACTAGCTTTACAGCCAATGCCGGAACTAATCTAAATACTTCAGCATTGGCACTTGAATCAGGTGGTAACTTAGCTAATATTAATACTAAGCTACCCAGTAATTTAACTGTTACAGCTACTCGACTACTGGTAGATGGAAGTGGGGTAACACAACCTGTATCATTAGCCACTTTACCTACTTTAGCTGCTGGTACTAATAACATAGGGTCGCTAACTAATATTACAGGCACAATTAGTTTACCAACTGGTGCAGCCACCTCTGCAAATCAAACCACTGGGAATACATCACTAGCAAGTATTGATACCAAAATCCCGTCATCATTGGGTACAAAAACATCCTCCGCTTCTTTGTCAATTACCCCCGCTTTTGCAGCAACATCAACTATAACAAACGTAGCCAGTAGCGCAACGTCTGTAACATTATTAGCTGCAAATAACAATAGAAAAACAGTAATAATTTTAAATGATTCAACCTCAGATTTATATGTAACCCTAAATGCTAGTGCAGCAAGTACAACAAATTATTCATTATTTTTAGCTGCCAAGGTAGGCAATACTCCATCTTCTTTGTTTTTAAATGGAGATGATTATTCAGGGGAAATCAGAGGTATTTGGAGTGCTGCTAATGGATTTGCAAGAATTACAGAAATTGTATAATCACAACGTTGTTTACTTTAAATAAAATGCCAGCACCAATATTACTTTTACCTCCCATTAAATGGGAATTTAGTAGAGAAGCAAAAATTCAATTACAATCCACTAAATTAGGCGACGGATACGGAATTACAGCAATAGCACCTAATTCAATTAGAGATAATCATGAAATAATAATTCCCGATTTAGATACAGCCACAAAAAACAATATTATTTCTTTATTTGTATCCTACCGAGGAATTACTAGGTTTAGGTGGCGACCCCTGGATATTTTTCCTTACAAAGAATACATTTGTGATAAGTGGAGTGTAATTCAGCAAAGCCCTTATTTATGGCAGATTACCGCAACATTTGTTGAGCAAAAATAATATGAGCTTACTATCTAATTCTCAGTCATTAGACACGGAAATATTTATAGACTTAATTAACATCAAGAGCCAAGATTTTGACGTGAAAATCTGTAACTATGGAACTGTTAGTTTTGGTAATGTCTCCTACCAAGGTTTTCCTTGTAAAATTAGTAGCTTTAGCAAATCAGGCGAAAGTGTAGAAGCCCGTGCGTCCTTAATCATATCAGATATATCTGGGATAGTAGGGGATGTAATTGATAACTACATTGTCATTGGTGCAGACGTAAACGTTAAACGCACTCAACCAATGTTTTTAGATGGTAATCAAACAGCAGATTCTACCCAGTTTTATGAATTAAATCTAAGAGTCAATCAATACACTGGTGAGTATCAAAATCAATTTACATTTTCTCTCACTCCCTACTCATTAGAAAGAAAAAAAATGCCAGCTAGAATCTACTCCAGGCGTTGTCAATGGCAACTTAGTGACCAGAATTGTCAAGCACCAACCAATATCCATTTTGATATTTCTGGCAACCCGACCACAGCAGCAAATAGAGTCTGTAGAAAAGACCTAGATGCTTGCAAACAATACCACGGTAATACGCTAAGATTTGGTGGCTTTCCTTCAGTAAATAGAATCAGGAGCTAATATGGTAAAAATCACGGGAACTTTACACATAAATACTGGATTTGTGAGGCTCAAACCTAACATTAATTTCATTGGAGCAAAATCTGGCATCTCTGCCTATGACCTCTCAAAACCATTAGAAATAGAACTAGCTCCCACACCAGCAGAAGGTTTGTATTTGGTTGATTATTCCTTGGATGTCAATGCTGGGTTTTATCCTACAGAACATTGGATTATCCCCAATGAAGACTGTACCTTTGATGAAGTCAGGGGCGTTAATCGCATCTCAATGGCTTATGTTAAAAATCTAGAAGAACAGATAGCTGCACTAAAAGCAGAAAAACAAAAATATTTAGAAGATACGGAGGCAAAATCAACGATTATCAACAATCAAACATCCTTGCATATCTTAAAAAGATTCCATTAATAATGGTGATGTAAAATATATGAAAGCAAAGCTAAGTATTTTAGCGAGGTTCACTTGATTACCACCCTAACACCCCAATTTGCAACCCAATCCTTAGACCTGGAGTTAAAAAAGGGTGAATCAGCGCAATTTTCCATTGCTGTCACTGATTACGATTTAGACCTACGCGGCTGTCTGATATTTGCAGAGATTCGCAGATTATCTCCAGGATACAATCTATTAACAGGCTTCACGGGTGCAGCCACAACTAGCAGTAGCACCATTCAAGTCAAACGCTACCCATCCATAGATGACAAAGCGCAACTTCTGGATTTGTTGCCGGTCCGCATTGGGGACTTAGTTACCCTAGAAGGCTCAGGTATTACAGGCTCTAAGGTGATCGCCGTCACTGACTCCCAAATCATTGCATCGGGAACGGCTACCAGAACAATTAACGAAGGTCGGGTTTTAGTGCGATCGCTCTCCCTAACCTCATTTACTGCCATACCCTACCTGCCAAATATCACAGTCACCTTAACCGCATCAGCGTCCATTGGTGCAACGTCTCTAAGCGTAGCCAATGTTACCAGGACTATTCCCAGTGGAACAACCATCATTTTTAACGATAGCGGCGTGGCAGATCCAGTTACCCTTACGGCAGATTTAACGCCAGGCTCAACTATTGCCTACATATCCGCTTTGGCTATAGCCATTTCTTCCGGTGCTACAGCCACCATTGGTGCAAGCGTGGTAATTGCTGCGGCTAATGCGGCCGTCAGTGCTACCAGTGTAACCGTGAGCGCGTTATCTGTACCTATGCCTTCGGGTACAACATTGAACTTTGCTACTCGCACATCTGATGGTTGGCAATACATAGGTAGTGCCACACTTACGGCGGCGGCGTTGGCAGGTGCTACTGCTATTACAATCACGGCTTTATCTGTAGCTATTCCCAGTGGAGCGATCGCCTGGTTTGGGACTCATGCTTTCAATAGTTTCCACCTAGCCATAGACCCGGCTGATACTCAATTCCTGGAGTCTGGCAATTACGGCTATGACGTAATTTGCAGACAATCGGACGGATACACAATCAGACTAATTCAAGGCAATTGCACATTAACAGATCATTGGAGTGATGGAGTTTAATCATGGCAGATGTTACCGTAGGTCGTTCAGTACCCTTACAACCTGGACAACAGCCTTCAGCTAGTTCTATCTCTGTGGTTCAAGCAACGGATCACCCACCGATAGCTGTTTTTGATGCCTACGAAGGCGCATCGGAAATTAAGCAAGATTTATTAGGTAATGCTAGGTTTGGGATGCCCCAATTACTATTTGGGGATGTCAGAAAAAACGGCATTAATGACAAAACTTGGGCAACTCGTGTAGACTCAAATTCCCAAGGTAGAGTTCAATTTGATAGTGCCAAAAGTGCAGCTAAACTATCAATTGCTAACGGAAACTTTGCTAGAACCTATGCTTCATTGCAAACTAAAATCAATTTTCCCTATCAACCAGGACGGTCTATGGATTGTTCTTTTGGTGTGCAATGTTCACGGGGTAGCATCAACGAAAATATAGTTATTGAGTATGGAGCTTTTGATAATTTTGACGGTTATGGATTTCGCGTTGTCTATGAAAATGGCAAGGATAAAATGTTTGCTTTTAGGCGGACATCTTCTGGTGAAACTGTGGGACTGCTAGGACGAGAACAAATACCATACTTAGCTGGGCATTCAGATTTAATGGATGCTAATGCCTATGAACAAATAGTAGAAATTAGCAACTCTACTGCTGATGGATACGGTACTTTCCCGCTTAATGGAAATAGATTAGATGGTTCTTTAATCGGCGCAGTTGATGTCAATGGAAACCTTACTTCTTGTGGATATAAACTAAGCTTACACAACAGTGCATTATCAGCCACAAACCTGACAATGCACCGCATTAGATACAGTTGGTATGGTGCTTCTGGTGCTGATTTTTGGGCGTATGTACCCTTAAACAAAACACCTAAACCTGGACAACCAAGATGGGTAAGAATGCACAGCTTTCCTATTGGGGACACCTTGCAATTCCCATCATTAAAAAACCCAGATAAACCTATTACATTTAGAATTTATCGTCGTGCTGATGCGGCTGGTTTGCCCAACACAAACGCATTTATCTCAACTTTTGGGACATCTTTTAGTATTGATGCTGGCGACCCAACTCCTGTAGAAATTTACAGCGCATCTTCTCAAGTTATTAGTTTGACAAATACCACAACAACCCCAATCATGGCGATTCAAATTAAGCCATATATCACATCTTCAACTAATACAATTACTGCCACCTCTGTCAATACCATCAATCAATTAAGAGCCTACCCTTTGCAACTTTCCATAAGTTCAACAGCACAGGTGGCGTTCACTTTAATTAAAAATCCTACTGTCACGGGTAACTCGTTCCCATTGCCCACAGCAGGTGATTTAAGTGGTGTGGTTGCAGCCACTACACTGGGTACAATCACCGCCAACACTGGTAAAGTTTGCGGTACTTTCTACTGTGGGACAAATGATGGGCAAACTATTAATTTAACGGACATATTCAGCTACAATCGCGAATATTTAGCCAGAGAAGCACAGGCTTCTACTAATACTCCAGGCGATACTTTATATGTAGTAGCAACATTATTAACTGGAAGTAGTGCCACTGTATCAGCTTCTTTAGTGTGGGGACAACAATGACGCAAATACATCTACCGGAAGATATTGGGGATACTCAATCTAAAGCTGGGAAAAAGCCGATTGCACAATCTTATTCCTTTGCTTTAGCTGAGGACGCTCTTATACAATATGTCGGTGTTTTTCCTCCAAATTCTCCAGCAGAACAAATTAACCCAATCTACAAGCCAGCATCAGAAACAACAACAGATACTTTTGCTTTAAATAGGAAAGTTAAATCTTTTATCTTATTTAGGAACACTAGCAATTACGACATTGAGCCTAATCAATGGGGAATTCAATTATCAGATACTACTGATGGTGGGACTATGCCTCAAGGTTCTGAATCCATTATCTGGACTGAAAGAATCAACGCCAGGGCAACCTACCCCGGTTCACTAACTGAGGTTAAGTTCCTGCCTCAAGTTAGTGCAATTCAGCTAAGAAATTATCCCGTAAGTGCGGGTATTGGCTACCAGCAGACTGTACTCTATTCTAATAGAGTATTCAGTGCCGCAGCTAATCCAATTTTAGTTACTGTAGCTGTATCAATGACTCTTTCAGATAATCCTAATTGCTCAAAATCATGGGGATTATTTGGAGGCAATTCAGGATATTTCTTCAGGATTTATGGCAACGGACAAGCTGATAATTTTAAAGTTGGTTATCGTCGCACTTTAGGAGGGTCTACCAATGAAGTAGAAATACCAAGAAGTCAATTTAATGGTAACAAACTAGATGGTACTAATGGACATATCCAAACTTTTACCAATGTAGGAATGTTTGGAATTGAGGTAGGCACAGCCGGAATAGGTGCTAGATTTTGGGCTTATGTTGAGATTAGTGGCAGTGCTAGATGGGTATTAGTTCACAGCTTGTACAACGATTCTGATAGCTCCCAAGATAGGATTACTGATGAAGAGGCAATACCCATTAGTTTTGAAGTTAAGAATATTGGGCAATCCACAACATTACAAACCCTGTCAAAATATGGGACTTCAGTTACTAGCTTGGGTATCCCCATTGGCGCAACAGATATTAATTCTGTATCTGCATCTAAAACTATCAATCCCTCCAGAAGTCCATTTCCAATACTAGGAATTAGAGCTAGAGATTTTATTAATGGTAAGAAGAATTTCAGCAATTTACTTACCGCAGAAATAAATATTTTAGCTACCTCTGGAGCATGGAGAATTGTATTAATTAAAAATCCCACAATTGAAAGTACAAATACCTGGACATCCATTAACAATCTTTCTGCAATTCAGTTTAATACTGACAGAAATAGTTTTGTAATTGGGGGAACTCAAATTGGACAATATTTTGTATCAACAACCAAGCCATTAAACATCAACTTAGAGGATTTATTTGCTCTCAATAGAACTTTTCTAACAGCGCAATATACTAATGACGCTCAAGTTACAGGAGATTTAGGGCAACAATTCCTATTAAAAAGTGATGAGCTTTGGATATGTGCTATTGATGCAAGTATTCCATTCTCTAATTATGAAGTGGTATGGGAATCTTTGCTAAATGCTGCGCCTACCTATGAATTTTCAAGCTCATCAAGTGCCAATGTTACAGCTACAATTTACGCAAATATTAACGTTTTAGAGGTTTAACCATGCCAGGAAGCACAATAGCAAATCAACTTTTACGTCCTCAAAATAGCTGGAAGGGCTGGAGTGATGTAAGTAGCGGAAGTTTAATGACCCATCAGATATCTGCAACTTTAGACTCTGGAAGTACATTATACACAGTTATTAGTGCTTTTGCTGGCGTGACACCAGCCCCTACAATATCGCATCCTTTTGAAACTGGCGATATAGTCTACTCAGTGGTTTCTGGAAGCAACCCTGATATTAGATACGTCATAAATGTTAGTAGCACTCAATTTAGACTTGCAAGTTCTTTGAGTAACGCAACCGCAGGAACGGCTTTAACATTGGGAGATGTAACTATAACAACAGACCCTACAACTAATTTTACAAACGTCAACACTTCATCACTCTATGCAAAGTTTGCATTAAATCTTTTTTCTGCGTCTGCTAAAAGCACGCAAGCATTTAATATTAATGTTCCTGTGCGAATTGACTGGAATACAGCAGGGAATACACATTACACACAAAATAATGGAATAGTGGCGGGCTTGTGGATCAACGCAACTACCTACTACATGATGACCACAAATATACTCTCATACTTCCTTTATTCAGGCGCAATATTAGGCAACGGTTCAGGCGTGAGCTATGGAGGTTCGTATGATGTAAGCTACAAAGGCAGAATTATTATTACCTCATCCAGAACAATAGAGTTTTGGATGGCTAGAAATATAGCTAACCCTACTTACACTCTTGTGTATACACAATCAGCTTTAACTACAAACACACCACCTTTGTATTTTGTTGCTGGCTTTTGCCTAAAAAATCAAAGAATAGAAAATTGTACCATTACTTATTTATAAATATGCAAGCTTACATAATCCCAGAAGTAACTACAGCCAGTGATTTTTACACAATTGGTTTAATTGCCACCAATGAATCTAACGGAGACTTACTCTATGCCGTAGATGGTGCAATTAGCATTTTTGAAGAAGATTATCCGGACGCTAAGGAATACTATGAAGCCAATTGGTTTCAAAACGTTTACCCAAATGCACCGGGCGACACACCGCTAGAAAAATACTTAAACGCACTAACTAACATGACAGAACCCAATCCTCCCAAGTGGGCTAATATCATGCCCGCCATATCAAATAGCTCCCTATTTGCTAAACTGCTGACAACACAAAATCCCAATG